AAAAAAGTTGCATACATGAAGAAGATGTTCCCAAAACACGCAAGGAACATTGTCGTAGATAAGGCAAGAAATGTATTTGAGATTGCAGTCTCACTATACAACAAAGGACATAAGGCAATTGTAATGGTTGTTGGTTCTGACAGAGTTGATGAGTTTAATTCTCTATTGAACAAATATAACGGTGTAGAGGCAAGACACGGATATTATGGTTTTGACAACATTGAAGTAGTCTCTGCTGGTGAGCGTGACCCAGATGCAGAAGGTGTTACTGGAATGTCTGCATCAAAGATGAGGGCTGCTGCATCTGCAAATGATTTCGACCAGTTCAAACTTGGACTACCAAGAGGGTTCTCTGATGGTGACAAGTTATTCGCAGATGTAAGAAAACATATGGGTATTCGTGAGTCTTTTGTTCCTAAAACAGAAGTAATCACAGAAGAAGATATTTTTAGAGATATGTATGTTCGTGGAGAGATACTAACTATTGGCGAAATAGTTACTGATAGTTACTCTGGTGTCTCTGGTAAAATTATTCGCAGAGGAACTAATTATCTAACCTTTGCAGAAGAAGATGGAACAACTCATAAGAAGTGGTTGTATGAATTACAAGAACAAACTATGGGACAACTCATTAAACATATTGCTGCAAAGTCTACTCATAGAAACATTTATGCAAAGGCATTAGATGTTCTTAAATCTGTTATTGACAGAAAGAAAAAAGAGAACAACGGTAAACTAAAACATGACATTGTTTATTATGCTGGAGAAATCGGTAGACAGTTCAGAGGTGTTGATGCAAGAGAACTTGCAAAGGCATACGAAACACAATATGAATCTGTAACTGAAGGTAAACAAGACAAAGACATTAAAGACAAGAAGGGAACTCAACCCGCTAAGTATTATGCAAAAGATGCTGAGGGCGATGAGATGGCAAAGTCCACAAAGGACAAGAGAGATGCTCACTTTAGGAAGGGTGCAGAGAAAGACGATGATGATAAGTCTGCATACAAACCCGCTCCAGGCGATGCAACTGCAAAGACTAAACCATCTCAGTATACAAACAAGATGAAGAAAAAGTTCCCAGACTTGTATAAAGAAGGTGTAATTGATAAAATTCTAAAGAAAGTTAAAGGACTAACTCCACAACAGATGGCAGTTATTTCTGCAATCCCACAACCAATCTTGACAAACATGATTGGACAGTTGCAAAATCTTGCAATGGGAGAAAGTTCTTTTTATGAGTTTATAGATAATCTACATGAAGGTGCCGCAGATACTTCTCTTGCTAAAAAGGCAGAAGCATCTGGTATCTCTGTATCTATTCTAAAACAAGTTTACAATCGTGGTGTTGCCGCATGGAAGGGTGGACATCGCCCAGGCACAACCCCAGAACAATGGGGACACGCAAGAGTAAATTCATTTATCAGTGGTGGTAAAACAAGAACAACTGCCGATGCTGATTTGTGGAAGAAACATAAGGGTGTAAGTGAAGAAGAAGACCCTCGTGAAATTGGAACAGATGCAAGAAGGGAGGCGCTTCAAGGAATGACGCCAGGACAGGAAGTAGAAAAGTATACAGTATCAGAAGGTTTGACTATGATTGTCAAACACGGTAAAAAGAAATACCAACTTGGGGATGGACAAAAAATTAAAATGTTTGGGAAAGAGTATTCCTCAGTGGGAGTAACCAAACAACAAGTATATGTCGTAAAGGGCCCAGATGGAGAAAGAGTATTCTCTAAGAAAGAATTTGAAGCACTTCTAAAGAAGGGTGATATTGAAATTATTGATACTGGAAGTGTTGCACAGTTTGAAAGATTTTCATTTAAGGAACATTTGAATTGTGGAACACCAAACTGTTGTAATGAGTGTGAGACTTCAAGTCTAATTGAATCGAATCAATATCGTGTTGGTTCAGAAAAGTATTTTGAGTTTTTCCAAGAGAAGAGAGATGCCTATAATATTGGTGTTTATAAACCAGTAGGTTTTGATAAGGAACTTATGGAAGGCGATATTGGAAAGATGGACTACTATCAAGGACAACCAGTTCCACTAGATTGCCCTATGATGTTTGAAGAAAAGGATGTAGAACTTAACAAACCAAAAGTGGGTGGGCCAAAGAAATACTATGTGTATGTTAAAGACCCATCAACTGGCAATGTTAAGAAAGTCACATTTGGTGACACAACTGGTTTGAAAGTCAAGTTGGATGACCCAGAGGCGAGAAAGAATTTTGCTGCTCGTCACAATTGCGACCAACAGAAAGACAAAACAAAAGCGGGTTACTGGAGCTGTAACCTACCTCGTTATGCAAAACAACTTGGTTTGTCTGGTGGAGGCAACTTCTATTGGTAAAACCATATACACAAGTAGTAGAAGATAAATACATTGTAAGAGAATTTTCTAGTGATGTTGATGAAACAGAACTAATCTGGCACAGAGACAAACAAACTAGAGAAGTAACAGTGTTACAAGGTGAGGGTTGGAAATTGCAAATGGATAACCGATTGCCTATAGAACTTGAAAAAGGAAAACTTTATAATATTCCTAAAATGGAATATCACAGAATAATTAAAGGAAAAGGAAATCTGGTAATCCAGATATGGGAAAACAACTATGACTAGATACTCAACAACAATGAGAGATCTTCTTGAACAAGTTCGTGCTAGAGAAGATAATCTCTTAAAACCTTTGACAGAAGCAAAAACTGTTAAGAGAGAACAAGACGAACCAGCAACACCAGATGAAGGTTCTATGGCATCAGATCAACTAAAGTTCATTGTATATGCTGCAAACGAAATCATGCAACACATTCAAGGTGGTGGTGAATTTCCAGAGTGGATGCAGAATAAACTTTCTGGCACACATGAACAGATGAAAGGACTTCATGCAAATATTGACCATAGTAATGTGGAAAGTGTTAAAGAGGAACTTGATCTTGATGAATTAAAGATGGATGACCCTAAGTTGGTTCGTGCATTTGACAAGATGAAGAAGGGTGACACTATCAAACTCAAAACCAGTTCTACAATCAGCAAGGGAACAGACTTTGTTGATTATGTTGTGAAATCAAAGAATGTGGTAAACAAGGGAAGAGTTGAAAAGATTACTCTTGCAACAAAAGGTAATGAAGGTTCAGTTAAGAAGTTCCTATACAAGAGAGATGGTAAGGTAACATTTGCTATCGGAGATATGGGTGCATCTATTGATGACATTAAAGAAGGAACATGGGCTCTTCCAGATTCACCAAAGGCAAAAGATGCTTTGAAAAAACTTATGTCTAAACCAATTAAACTTGGCAAAGAAGGTGATGATGCTTCAGACAAACTCTATGCACTTATTGGTGATGATGAGTTGTTTGATGACTTGTATGTTGCTGGTAAGAAGAATCCAAACGGTGATGCGAGGGATATTGTAAAGAAACATATGAAGCGTCTTGGTATCAAAGAAGAAGTTGAACTAGAAGAGGCAATGTTGAACCTCAAACTAGTTACCTATCAGGCAAAAGAAGCACTTGGTAAGATTAGACATAAGGTTGCACAGAAGGGTGGTAAGTATATCATCTCTGTTGACTCAAACGATGAAGAAGATGCACAGAAGGCGATGAAAGATCATCCTTTGTATGTTGCTGGTAAACTGCGAGTTGTTCCAGAGTCAGTGGAAGAAGGTGTAGAACCTATCCAGTGGCCTTCCCAACCACTAGAAGAGAAACTAAAAGTCTCTGATGGTTTGGGTGCATGGATTGATGACTTCAAGAAATCAGACGCACCACAGTTCAAAGGTAAGTCTGATGAAGAGAAGAAGAACATGGCAATCGCTGCGTTTACAGATGCTGGTGGTAAACTAGAATCTGTTGAAGAGGCAGTAGACGCAAAGAAGGTTGTTGCATATTTGGTTAAGAAAGGTAACAATCCTAAAGAGGCAGAATCAATGGTGAAGAAGGAACTTGCTGGTGCAATCAAGGCATATCCTAATGCACCAGTTGCCAAGATTGCAGACTATATTCGTTCTGTTGCAGAAGAAACTGAACTAGACGAAGCACCAAAGATGAAATATGCTCTTGTTGGAACGGATATGAAAATCTATTCAATGGGCAGTGATGAGAGAGATTTGAGGTTGGATCGCAAAAGTCTTGAAAAGAGATTCAAAGATGTTGCACCACTAAAAATGGCAAGACTTAAAACTGCACAAAGTATTGGTGATAAAGTAGATAAGTCTCAACTCAAAGAAGAAGAAACCCCTGCCAACGATCAGGCAAAGAAAGTCGATCAAGGTAAGGAAGATCAAAAGAAAACAAGAATTGCTCAATTGCAGTTGCAAATTGCAAAGGCACAAGAGACAATAAACAAAATCAATCGGGCATCCGAAATTGAAAAAATGAGAAAAGGAGAATAATATGTCCAAGAAGTATTTCGATACAAAAGCGGGCAGTCTGGAGAGTGCCGTTCTTGAGGCAGTTTCTCCAGCACAACAGGCCGCAATCGCAATTGCGAAAAAAGAAAAAGGTGAAAAACCTAAGAATGAAGAAAAGGTTGAATGTCCTAAGTGTAAAGGCGAAGGATGCGACCATTGTGATGGCAAAGGTTATCATATGTCAGAAGCAAAACTTCAAGAGAAACCAGCAGACTTGTTAGTTCTACAGTTCAGAAGTTCTAGTGACGCTGCAAGAGCATACAAAGTTCTTACACAAAAAGTTGCTGGAAACATGGTGCCTTACGAAGATGCATACGATGAGGGTGACGAACTCGTAATCGAATTCCCAGATGATGCAGACAAGTTGATGAAGGATATGAAGTCTAAAGGTGCTCCATCATTCAAGGTTCTAGAAAGAGAAGAGTATTCTGACTTTGCAAAAACTAAGTCTGAAGAACTTACTGCAAAACAAAAGAAAATTGACTTGAACAAGAACGGTAAAGTCGATGGTGATGATCTCAAAAAGTTGAGAGCAAAGGCAGAAGAAGTAGAACTTGAAGAGAAGTATTCTGCAAAACAGTATAAAATGGCATTTGGTGTTCTTAACGACCCTCGTTGGAAGGGTGGTAACATGACACAGATTGTCACTACAATCGAAAAGATTGCAAAAGGACTTTCTAAAGACCCTGCTGTTGCTAAGGCAATCCAAATAACTAACGAACAGATGCAAGAGTCGATGTCTGCATATGCAAATGCGATTTCTATGTGGAAAGAAGGTTATTGGGGTGCAAAGAAAAAGAAGTCTGAAGAAAAAGAAGACGAAGTAAAAGGCAAGAAAACCATGACTGGCAAACCTCTAGATAAGATTGAAGTTAGTCCAGAAGATAAAGACGGTGAGTAATGAAAAATATTTCGGAACTTCTAAAAATTTCCGAAGAGGATTTGCCTGAAATTTATTGTGACATGGATATGGTTCTTTGTGACTTTATCGGTGGTTACGAAAAATTGACAGGTAAATCCTTTGTCTCTACAGACAAGGAAGAACGCTGGGAAGCAATTAAGTCAAAGAAAGATTTTTGGCATACATTGCCTTGGATGCCTGGCGCTCAGACGATGTGGAAATTTATCAATCGTTACAACGCAAACATTTTGTCTGCATATTCTAATAGGGATAGAAATTCACGCCCAGGCAAAACTGCTTGGTTAAAGAAAAATGCCTCACCCAAAGGTAAAGTTTATCTTGTTTTAAGAGCAGAAAAGCAGAAATATGCAAAGACTAACGGTAAACCAAATATTCTGATTGATGATTATTTGAAGAATATTAAAGAATGGGAAGCCGCTGGGGGTATTGGGATTCACCATACGAGCCCATCTAATACTATTGCTCAATTGAAGAGAAATGGATTTAGATAAATAGAACTATAAACAACCATTAAGGAGAATAACAATGGCACTATGGGGAAATGTTGACCAAGCGTCTGACAAACCTAAGAATCTTACTACCGCTCAGAAGACTGCTGTTGCTGGAATTTCAGAAGCAGAAGCACAGGTTCAAGGTAACAAAGATAAAGGTGTTGCACACGCTGGATGGGTAACAAATAACACATATACAGATCAGCATGGTAGAACTCGTAACAAGACTGAAGTTTTTGTTGCAATGTCTTCTATTACTGGTGACGATAACACTGACGATACAACAATCGGTGCAGATGTATAAGTAGTATAAACTACGGAGTAGATTATGGCAAAGAATGAAAAGACAATCACTGTCAGTGACATTGAAAAACGAAAGAAAGATTTGGAAAAAGAACTTGAAGGACTTCAAGGACAAATCCAAAAAATAGATAGTATGAGGGTGCAGTTGACCGCACAGGGTAATGCCGTTAATGGCGCAATCCAACAGTGTGACTTGTTTCTGCAACAACTTGAGTCGAATCCCGACAGTAGCATTCCCTCGCAAGACGATAATACTGCCCTAAAGGCAGTATTGAGTTGAGGGTTAAAATAATTAAGGAGAAAACAAATGGCAGATAAAAAGATTACTGCACTAACAGATTTGGGTAATAACCTTGCAGCAGAAGACTTGCTTCATGTAATTGATGACCCAAGTGGCAACCCTGTTAATAAAAAGATTTCGGTTGCAAATGTTTTTAACAACATTCCAACTTGGATTGCATTGGACGATACAGTTCATGTATGTGACCAAGTCGCAGAGGCAATTGATGTTGCTTCATCAATCACTCACATTGACACTACTAATGGTGCTCACGCCGGTTCACTTGGTGCTGGAAGTAACGGACAACTTAAAATCATTACAATGACTGTTGACGGTGGTTCTGGTGCAAATGATTCTGTTGTTACAGTAACAGGCGCAGCATGGGGTGGTGCTGGAACTATTACCTTTGCAGATGTTGGAGATACCGTAACTTTGCTATCTACTAACTCATCATGGGTTGTTGTTGGTTCTTACGGCGTAACTATTGCTTAAGGAGAAAAGCCATGACAGTTAGATACGGTGCGAATGGTCAACCCATTCCAGAAAAGAAAAAACCAGAAGCACTTCAAGAAATCCTAGAAGTCAACCCTAATGTTGTAGAAGAGGTTGTCGAAGAGGAAATCGAAG